TTAGTAGCTTTGTTTCATTTCAAGGCCGCCGCCCTGTTGTGCAGTTGCTTCATCCATATGAACGCCCAGCCGGTTGGGAAGATAATCACTCAGCCAAGTGCCGCCGAAAGCACTGTGTGACTGCAAACGCCATATGGCGAGCTTTCCCATATGCAAATCCACATTTTCCATAGAAAACAGCAGATTGGTGCAGCCGTCATGCTCAAAAGCGAAAACATCCTTGAAGGTATCGCCGTTTTGCAGGATGCCTTCCTGCGTCAGCAGTTCGTTGATGCCGTTTACCCATTCTGAAAGCTCTCCGCCGCAGCCTTGAATGATCAGTCCCTCACGGTCTGTCATGGTGCGAAGTTCATCTGTCGTAATCCGTTTCACGGTGCATCCTCCTTTCATTCCATCCTCATGCCGAACTGCGGAGTGGGACTTTCCTCCGGCTCAGACGGTGCTGGACGCGAGAGCACCGAGAAGCTGTCCTCTCCGGGAACGACACCGAGGGTGCGCCCATTGTCAAAGGTGCAGTGAAGCGTGCCGATGTCATCCACAAAATCTACCGTCCCTTCCGTACCCGGCGCAATGGGGGCGTAGGGATCGTCCATACTGTCGAGGCGGATACGGGTTCCGCTGGGATACCGCTCTTTCATCCGCTGTGCTTTTTGGTAATCGAATAACATTTTCATTCCTCCTGATTAAAATTTGCATTCAGCTACTTATGGGATATAGAAAATCAGGCGCAGGATATTTCCCCGCACCTGATTGCCGTTGCCCTTATATGATCTGCTCAATCTCCGTTCCGTCCTTGAAACGGATGAGCAGTTTTTCTTCGCTGAGTACCGTAATGGCGCTGATCAGCTGCCGCACCGTGACCTCGTCAAAGGTGGCGATGCCGGTGTCCATCGATTCCAGCTCGGCGGCAAGCTGTTCCACGCGCTCGTCCGCCTGTTCGGTATCCTGCTTATTTTTCTCCAGCTCACTCCGTTTTGCCACCAGTGCGGAAAATTCCATGCTGACCTTTTTCAGTTCCTCATCGTATTGGGTGGAATCCGCTCCCACAGCGGCGGCAAGCTGAAGGAGCCTGTACTGCTGTTCCCGCAGTTGGGAGAGTCTGCTGTCAATGGCTGCGAGGCTGGTTTCACCGCCCTTTGGTGTGAGTGTGGTGCGGATGCTGTCCTGTAGAATCGCTTTCATGCTCTTTAGGCTGAACATTTCGTTCATGGCGCTGACCACCGCTGTGTGAATCCGGCTTTCCTCCAGCGTAGGTGCGTCCTTGCAGAACTTTTTGCCGTTCTCCAGACGGTTGATGCACCGCCAGACAATTTTTTTACCCTCCGGTCTGGTCCATGTCACCCTGCGGTAAGGGCTGCCGCAGTTCCCGCAGGATAACAGCTCGGTCAGCACATATTTGCCGCTGTATTTGGCAAGCTCGGTTTTGGCTGCGGCACTGACTTTTTTCAGGCTGGAGCGCCGTGCCATTTCCTCCTGCACCCGCTGAAAGGTCAGCCGGTCGATGATGGCGGGATGGCTGTTTTCCACATAGTATTGGGGGAGCTCGCCTGTGTTTTTCTTGGTCTGGCGGGTGAAAAGGTCTGCGATGTAGGTTTTCTGGAGAAGAGCATCCCCCATGTATTTTTCGTTTGTAAGGCTGTCAGTTTTGATACAATGTAACGATGAAACTTTCGGGGTCAAAAAAGTTTCATCGTTTAATAGTGGTTTCATCGTTTAAGAGTTCCGTAATTTCGGGCTTTTTCGGGCATAAAAACAGCCGGGGTTTCATTTCCCCGGCTGGCAGTTTCATTTCTTCAGTTTTCAGACCGTAATCTCCGTACCGCCCTTGAAGGTAAAGATTACCTTTTTATCTTTCATCACTGTCACGTGATCGACCAGGCTGCTCCAGAGGTTTTCGTCAAATTCGGTGACCGCGCCGTCCAGCTCCTGCAGCTCCGTGATGAACTCCTCCATCTGCTTGTCGTTTGCCTTGACGGCTGCTATCCGGTCGGAAAGCTCATCGTGCAGGTTCTTCTGCTCCTCGTACCGGCTGACGAGGCTGTTGTATTTCTCGGCGTAGGCCTTCTGGTCCTGCGCCTTGTGCGCGTTCTCGGAAACGGCCTCCTGCACCATCTCGGCAAGCAGCGCCATCTCGGTCTCCGCATCCGTCTGCTGCTTCTCAAGCTCCGATGTGTCTGACACCGCTTCTCGCAGAATCGTCAGGTTTTCGATGACCTCATCCTTGTCGGAAAGCAGAATGCCGAGAGCCTTGACGAACATCTCCTTGATCTCATCTTCCGTCAAATGCGGTGTTTCGCATTTCTTCCCGCCCTTGTACTTGTGGTTGCACCGCCAGATGACGCGGCGGTATTTGTCCGTGCTGTGCCAGACCTTCGAGCCGTAGAACGCACCGCACTCGCCGCAGATGATTTTCGATGAGAAAATGCTCGTGCCGCTGTACTTCTTTCCCTTGCCTTTTCGACTTTTGACCTCGGCCTGCACCAGTTCCCATGTCCGCTGGTCGATGATGCCCTCATGGTCATCTTCGACCAGATACTGCGGAATCTCGCCGTTGTTCCTGATTTGCTTCTTGGTCAGGAATGACTCGGTGTATTTCTTTTGAAGCAAGGCATCGCCGCACATTTTTTCATTTTGCAGAATGTACATGATGTTGTAGGTGTTCCATCTGTCCTTGCCCATCGGGCTTTTGACACCCTTGTCGTACAGAGCGTTCGCAATTGCCTGCGCGGAGTAGCCTTCCAGAAACAGCTTGTAAATGATCCGGATGATTCCCGCCTGTTCCGGATTGATAACCGGCTTGCCGTTCTCGCCCTTGTCGAAGCCGTAGAAGTTCTTCCACGGCAGGCTGTAATTGCCGTCCGCGAACGCCTTACGCCTGCCCCAGGTGGTGTTCTCGGAAATGCTCCGGGACTCTTCCTGAGCGAGGCTGCTCATGATGGTGATGAGTAATTCTCCGCGTGCGTCAAACGTCCAGATGTTCTCTTTTTCAAAGAAAACTTCCGTGCCGTTTTCCTTTAGTTTCCGGATTGCCGTAAGGGAATCGACCGTGTTTCGTGCGAATCTTGAAATGGATTTTGTGATGATGAGGTCAATTTTTCCGGCCAGCGCGTCATCGATCATGGCGTTGAATCCGGCGCGGTGCTTGGTAGATGTCGCCGAGATACCCTCGTCCGAGTACATCTTTACGAACTCCCAGTCGTCACGCGAGGCGATGTACTTTGAGTAGTAATCCATCTGCGCTTCGTAGCTGGTCTGCTGCTCCTCATTGTCTGTTGAAACCCTGGCGTATCCGGCAACGCGGCGCTTCTTCACGCTGTCGAGCGGTTCCGCCGTCACGCGGCTGATGGTCGCTGGGATTTTCTTTACTTTTGCCATTTAACCTTCCTCCCGTCCTTGAACTCGAATTCGAGATGGTCCTTGTAAATCCGGAGTTCCCGAATCTCAGCCGTGAATTTCTCTACGTAATCGTCCTGCCCGAGAACCTCTGCACAGGAAGCATCCAGCTTGCTCTTGGCGTACCACGGATTGTCGCAGGCGTCCGCGCCATTGGCGTGCCGGTTGTTGCAGACGAAGGTGTACCGCTTTTTCCGGTTGCCTCTGTTGTAAGCGGTATGCGGTGCCATTCTGTATCCGCACTCGCCGCAGATAACTTTTCCCAAGAAGCAGGCGCATTCCTTGCTGCGCTGCGTGTTTTTCTTTCTCCGCTCCGTTCTGAACTTCTGCACCAGCTCGAATGTCTCAGCCGGGATAATCGGCTCGTGATGGTCGTCAATCCGGTTCATCGCTTTCTCGCCGTGATTGTATTTCTCCTTCTTCGGCGCATAGGTGTATTGCCTGTGGAAAAGCATGCAGCCGGTGTATTCCTCATTCGTCAGCACCCGGATGATTCCGGGCGTGGAGATTGGCTTTCCGCGAAGTCCGATGAAGCCTTCCGCTGCAAGCTCCCTCTGAATGCCGCCGATTGTCTTCCCGTCAATGTAGTCGCGGTAAATCCGGCGGACGACTTCTGCCTCATCTTCCTTAATGACAAGGTCGTCGCCCCGCCAGCGGTAGCCGAGCATGTTCTGATGCGTGTGGACGATGCCGTTCTCGTACTTTTTCTTCACCACCCACTTGATGTTCTGCGACAGGCTCCGGCTCTCTTCCTGCGCAAAGGATGCGAGGATGGAAAGCATCAGCTCGCCGTCTCCGGACATGGAATTGATGTTCTCACGCTCGAAGCGTACCTCAACGCCGATTTCCTTCAGGTGTCTGACCGTGTCCAGAAGGTCGACCGTGTTCCGGGCAAACCGGCTGATGCTCTTCGTCAGAACGATGTCGATTTTACCGGCGTCGCAGTCGGCGATCAGTCTCTGGAATTCCTTTCTCGCGTCAACACTCGTGCCGGTGATTCCCGCGTCCGCGTAGACACCTGCGTATTCCCATTCCGGATTCTTCTGGATGAGATTGCTGTAGTAGCTTATCTGAGCCGAAAGGGAATGCATGAGCTGATCTGTCGCTTTGGAGACACGGGCGTAAGCGGCGACCTTTTTTCTCGGTTTAACAGCCTGTCCCGAAGCCTCGATTTTCTTGATTTTTGGCATGTTTCAGCCCTCCTTTCAGCTACCATACATCACTCTTTAGCCCCCATAAGTCAAGCGAATGTCCGAGAATAATGTGCCGAAAACAGGCCGGTACTTCTCCTGCATTTTTGTATCAAATATGCGATACTGTTCCTCCGTGATAAGACCTTCAGAGAGCATCTTCCGGGCGTGGCTCATGGTAACCTCATACAACTTTTCCCGCTTCATTTCTTCTTCAGTCACGATAATCACCGCCAAACCGATCCTCGATGTAGCATTCGTGACAGCAGTATTTCCGTCCGGCACTCTCATACGCCTTGAACGGCTTATGGCAGTAGGCGCATTTGTACGTCCGCATCGATTTTCGGTTCACCTCGCCGAGATGCTTGTTCCACCACTTGCTCCGGCATGTGTCCGAGCAGAACTTCTTCTCCTTGCGTCCGGGATTCTGCCTGACCTCTTTTCCGCAGAAAAGGCAGTGACGAACATCCTGCTCTTCCGCACTTTTCACTTTTCCCATCAGCCCGTTCCGGCGGCAGTATGACTTCACGGTTCCCTCCGACAATTCGATTTCATTCGCAATATCGCAGTAGCTATATCCCGCCTCACGCAGAGCCGTTATTTTCAGTTTCTGTTCTTTCGTCATCGTTTGACCTCCTAACCGTTTGAAGGTTTCTTCCTTCACCGGCTATGTAGCCAAACCGCCTGTTTTTCCGGTCACAGAGAAAAAAAAATAAGCCCGCAGGCATTCCGGTTAAGGAACACCCACAGGCGTAACGAGTGATGCATTTATTTCACGCGAATCCGCCATCCGACCTGAATGAGATTCACGTTTTTGATGAGCGACGAGTTCAGCTTCTGGATTGCGGAGACGGTCGTGCCGTACTTCTTGGCGATTCCGGAGAGCGTGTCGCCGCGCTGAACCGTGTAGTACGTTGCGGTCGATTTCGTGGAAGAGCCGAGCTTCTCGTTGACCTTTGTCTGCACAGCGGCGTAGTCATACCCGGCAGCGTTCAGGCGAGACTTTCGGTCAGAGCCGTTGCCCCATTTCCCAGCGATAACCTCAGCGGCAACCACATCCACAGACTTATTCACGGTCGCCGTACTGGTGGGCGCTGTGTTTTTGCCATAGCCGTTGAATCCACCGTTCCTGATTGCACTCGGGAAGTCGATGTAGGAATAGTCCATGTCGACATTTCCGCTTATTCCATTGACCTTGCCTTTGGACGAATACTGCCAGACGCCGTAGCTGCCGGAGTAGCTGCACTTGCTCGACCACTGCGCCACCCATACGGTGAAGCGTTTCTTAACCGCGTCCGTCACGACTGAGTTCAGACTCGAAAGCGACGTGTAGAATCCCGCGTAGTAGCCGAGCTTCTCCAACTCCGTGCAGAATGACGTGATGAGACCGGAGCAGAAATCCTTCCCGCGCGCGAGCTGAGACTTCTCCTCGATGTCGAAGTAGACCGGGTAATCGAGCTGCTTGCCGGAGAGCACCTTGGCGCAGGACTGCGCTTCCTGAGTCGCTCCCCCAGCGGATGTCGCGTATGAATACCAGTACGCGCCGATGTGGAGACCGGCGGCCTTTGCCTTCCGGTAGTTCTCCTCGAACCACTTGTCCTTGTTGCCGTTGCCGTATCCGGCGCGGATGATTACAAAATTAATACCGGCGGCTTTGACTTTATTGAAGTCGATGTTTCCCTGCCAGACCGATACGTCGATGCCTTTATATGCCATTACTGTTCCTCCTTGTCGTTTCTGTCGTGAAGCTGTTCGAGCACATCCTTGAGCTTGCCGGGAATCGGCAGCCCGAGGTGCGCGGCGTTCTCCGTGAGACTTAGGCCTTCATTTGAGATATAGAAAAAGATGATTGCGGTTCTCATCACGCCCTCATGCCCGAGGACGTGGATGTCGAGAATGTTGGCGATGCCGACCAGAATGAAGATCAGGACTTTCCTGCAGATTCCTTTGAATCCCACAGCGCTCGAGAGCTTCTTGTCCGCGATGGCGCAGAGTACGCCGGTGATGTAGTCGAAGACTACGAAGATGATGAGTGCGATGAGCAGGCCATCGCATCCCCCGAGAAAGTAGCCGAGCCATCCGCCGATGGCCGCGAAAATGAGCTGTATGGTGTTCCAGAATTCCTTCATCAAAATGTCCCTCCTTTGATTTTGAGCAAAATGAAAGGCCGCCAGCTTTGTGCTGACAGCCTGGATAAACTGCGTGATTTATGAAGTTATGAGGTGTCGGTCTGTTTCGGAAGTGCCTCCCATAATCGGAGGTCTTCCTGCCCGAGCGACCAGATCGCAATCCCTCGGAGTCCCCAGTGGTACGCGGCCTGATTCGCCCAGTAGACGAGCGAATCCACATCTTGATAGTAAAGAATCGAGAAGCCGTCCGCGTCTCCGAGGAACAGGCGTGAGATCCAGATGTCGATGTCCTTCGGCGTGATCGTCACGGTGTATTCGTTCCCGCATTCGAGATCGAGCTGCGCCGAGTGGTAGAACTCGTAGTCCATTGAGATGGATTCAGACCGCGTTGCAGACTCCTCAACATCCGAGGTGAGCGTGAACACCTGGAATTCGTCGTCCCATGTGCAGTTGCTCCGGCTGATCCTGCCGTACTGCGTGACGCTTCCGTCCGGGAATGTCACGTCAAATCGTTCGTAGGGCTCGTACGTCCAGGCATCACCCATGCGGAGCAGCTCGCAGATCGTTCTCTGGTCGCTCTGGTATCCGGCGGTTCCTCCTGAGAATCCGCTGACCGTTGCGGTGAACCGCAGCGTGTTTGACGCGCCGGAATAGACGCGCACGGTGCTGCCGCGAATCCGCATGTCGATGGTGTAGGTGGTCGGATCAGTGCGAATATCCGCTGCGGGTGTTTGCTGAATCGACTGCGAGTAGCTTCCGAGCCTCGTGCTTCCGTTCCACAGCTCCACAGCCTGAGAATCGTAGTTCAGGCAGCAGAAAAGACTGCCACAGAAAACGCCCGCCTTTCCGGTGCTTCCCGCCGGAAAAGCAAGCCGCGCCCGGAGGTGAACGTCCTTGAATCCGTCGTAGTTCCATGCAAATTTGCCGCTGCCGTCGAGTTGGGAATAAACGCGGGATTCGGAATACTCGTCCGATCGCCAGACTTTCCATGAGCCTTTATCAGGTTGGCACTCATTGCCATCCACATCAATGAAGTGGCGGGGAGAAAGCGTGAACGACGCACTTCCTGCTGACGGCTCCTCGCTGAAATCCGAGCAGACGCGGAATCCGTAGAACTGGACGCCTTTTACGTCGACTGACACCGTGATGGTATGCGCTCCGGCGGAGAGGGATATCCCGTCCGCGAGACTCGCCCAGAAGGTGCTTCTCCAGTACGG